CTTACCAGCTGCACTAGTGGCCTTGGCTTGGTTATACATAGCCTTTGCGGCATCTTGGGATTGTTTAATGCTTTTTCCAAAAACAACATTAACAAATGATGCAACATATGCTGTAATTTTTGCTAATGCAGACATTAGCGCATTAATAGCAGGCAATACAGCATTATAGATTGGCTGAAATGCTGTAAGTAAATTCCCTTTTATCTGTGCTAATGAATTTACAAATTGATCATTTTGTTTTAGTGCTGACATTAACCCCTGTTGAAGCTGCCGTAACCCTCGTCTAATAATATTAAAAACAAAAACTGCAACCACTAAATTTTTGATTCTATTTGCTAATTTTTCAAATCCAGAAGTAGAATTTTTTGTTTCTTTATTTAATAATTTCATTGAACCAATCATACTCAAAACAGACACGCCTATTTTTTTAAATCCATCCTTAATCTTATTTAAAAATGTCGTTAAATTTATTGAGATTTTTTCAATATTTATTAATTCAGCATCAACTTGACTTATTTCCTCTGTTTTGAATGCTTCACTCATCTCTGCCGATAATGTTCTTGCACTTTTTGAAGTATCATCAAGCATGAAAGCAATACCACTAATTTGCGCTCGTAAATTATAAGCTTCATTTGTATTTTGAGGATTTAATGTTATATCTTCAAATGCAACTTTAAGTTTTTCAGATTCAAAATATAAATTTTTTATTTTAGAATCTATCTTTTCAATATCCTTTTCAGTTCTGTCCATAGTCGCCTGAGCTAAACTTTCGGCTAAAGCATCACCACTTTCTTTTGCTGAATTTAATTCAGTTTTGGTTTGTTCATAAAGTGTATTTAATGTCTGATATTCATTTTGCTGTTTCTGAATTTCAGATGTAATATTCTCTGTTTTAGTATATATATCCTGTATTGTCTGACCAAAAGGAGTCGATAGTTTTAATAGTTCATTTTGTAATTCAATGGCTCTATCTTTGCTCATATCAAGCGCAAGACTTCCTTGTTCGATTTTATTAGTTAAATCAGAGAAGTCTTGACTCGTAGTTGGGTCAAGTTGTATTTCTTTTATTCTTTCTTTTATAACTTTAGCCGAATCATCTATCTTTTTTAATTCATCATCAACTGGACGTAATTTCTCAGCTAGTCTATCTGCTTCCGCTACAGCAGGAGCAATTTGTTCCTCAGAAAGACCAATGCTTCTTTGTGATTCCGCAAGTTCAACAGCTTTTTCATATTGAATAATAAGATCTTTATTCGCAGCTTCAACGGCTCTTGTTTCTTTTTCAGCATTCTTAAGCTGTTTTTCAAGCTCTATAATTTCTTGTGGCTTTTCACCTTTTGCTATAGCCTGTAATTTGCTTCGTAAATTTTCTAATTCTGCGTTTTGTTGCTTTATTTTTTCCGCTTGTTTTTCAAAATTCGTAGTAAGCCGGTCAATTTCTTTGGCGGTCTGAGATAAACCCTTATTAATACCCTTATTGTCCACAAGGGTTTTTATATTAATCGCGCCATCATATCTGTCAGCCATTTAAAACCGCCTTTCTTCTATCTATCCAAACATTATTTTTTGTACAGAAAAAGAGAGGTGGATTATACCTCTCTTTACGACATGCATATCGTCTATACATATAAAAGACTAATGCTACTTACCATTTTTAATCTTCTCCTTGTAAATATGCCAGAATTTCTTTATATTCTGAATTATTTCGCATTTCGATAATATCCCATCCGATACGTCCACATTCTTCACGTTCTTCTTTTGTCAGTTTTCCTCGATGATTTTGCATACGAAGATACACTCTGCGGTTAAATGCTGTATCTTTTGTTTCCGAAAGGCGAGAAATAAAATCCCACCAATGTAATGATTTTATATCATCATTGCTTAATCCTAGTGATAACAATGCATCATATATACAATCGCTATCCATTACAAAATCAACAAATTGAGGTTCATTTTTATTTAATGGTTCTCTGCATTGTGTCAAAAATTTTTGAAACATTTCAAAAGCTTTTTGTAAGTTTGTCGGATATGGTTCCTGATAAAAATTTTCAAGCAGAATTTCCCATTTCTCAATATCAAATAAATCATCATCTTTTAATGCTTCTAAAATCAAAAAGCAGTTACGAGATGATGTATTTATCGGATACTCCAATCCGTCAATCATAACTGCTTTTGGAAGTTCTTGTGTCAGGCGATTCATTCAATCACTCCGTTTTGTTTCTTTGCTTTATACTTGTTTTTTATAACTTGTCTTGAATTTTTAACTTCTTTGAATGCGACTTCAAGTAATCCCGTCAAATATTCACCATCCTTGCCGTATTTTAAAAGAATTTCACAAATTCCTTCTCCGAACATAGCATTTACTCCATCTATCAACGCATCAATATCGTTTATTGTTGCCTGCAAGGATCCGTTTAATTTTGAAAATGCCGAGCTGGCTGTATCAAAATCAGTTGTACTTTCAAGCGTTCTTTCAATTGCTTCCTGCTCTTCTTTGGTTAACTCGAAATCTTTCGGATTTGTTTTTTTCCCATCAAGAATAGCAAATATTTTCATAATTTGCTTATAAGTGTTTGGATCATCTGGATTATAAATCGCTGTTGCAACCCACTCACCATCAACTATTATTTTTCTACGTTTGCGTTTATCCTCAATGAGAAAATCGCTTTCAAAATTATGATCCATTTAAACCTCCATATATTTTTATTTTGAATCTTTATCAAACTCCGGAAATGATTCTTCTGTTTTTGAATTTTTGCTTTTTGAATTAAAAAAAGATGAATTATTATCCATCTTTTCTGCCATTCCGTGTGCAATTAAAAGTTCTCCGCGCTTTTCGCTTACCGTAAATATTTCATCTTTTTTAACCACCCTGTCTTGCTCCATGTCAAAATAGGGTCTTATTATTTTGATATCCATAAATACCTCCTATATTGCCGGTGTAAAGGTAAGCCCTCTTTTTAGCGTGTCAATTGTGCCCTTAGTAATCTCGCCACCAAGATGAACCGTAAAAGGAAAATTCGTCCGGGAACTTCCACCCATGCTTGTTGGATATATTGTTGATTTTTCGTGCACATCAGCCTCGTAAGCGCCAGGCGTTCCTAACATTCCAAACCCTTCTAATACTCTGAACTGAGAAAACTTTTCAAGCGTGCCCTCGCGTTTGTATTGCAACAGCAACGCACTTAGCTTTCCACCCTTCGCAAAAGGCCGGAATGTGTTCGGCTCAAATGCAATTTGCTCTTCGAACTTATCAACATCAGTATAGGTATCTCCTAAAACATCCGTAACCGTTGTTACCTCGGGATTAAACTCCATTGATGTATCTTCGGTTTTGTATCCCTGTATTTCCCATTCCGGGGTTACCGCTCCTTCTGATACATCCACTGCAAAAATGTATAAATTTCTTAATGCCTCGCCTGTTAAATTAAAATCTGTTACCATTAATAATCATCCTCACTTTCTATCATTGTTTGATATCTAATATGTATGTTTGTTTGATATGCTGCAAATGGAATATTCGCATCCTGCACAACATTCCATAAAAAACCACCGTCAGCCCACATTAATTCTTCCGGATAAAATGGTATACTGAACAATGGTGCCTTTCTTATTAAACTTTGAGTTAAAACCCATTGTTCAAATCGTGATATAAATTCTGCGGTTTCTTTATTAAAAATGGGATCAATAAACTGCCGCAAAATATTTAATGTAAAATTCGCCTGGTTGGTTACAATAATACTTCCATCAATAAACCTTTCTACCGTTGGTGAACTTAATCCATTATAGGAGATTCCGTTACCCTGTGTAACATTAGGGCTAAACGGTACCACAACCACTTGATTCACAGGGTCAAATTGAGCTGCTGTTATGTTCCCTGTGGCATTTAAAAACGGACAACTCTCAATAAATTTTATAAGACGATCTAAAAATAAAATCTCTTCGTCCATTAATATACCTCCAAATCTAATCCAAGTTCTCGTTTTAGATTTCCTGCAAATGATTTAAGGTTATCAGATTTCCATCTTTCAAACCAGAACGAACCACGTTTTCCGCCACCATGATAAACCAAATTAATATCAGTCACAATTTTTTTATTCCCAGCCAACGCCCATGCACTTCCTGTCTCAGGATCAATCATTAGTTTTGCATAGTATAAAAAACGTGCATAAGGAGTCAGCCATGTGACTGTACCACTGCCTATTATCGTGGCGATTTCTCCGCTTCTGATAAGTATACTTGTTTTTAACGGTATATATGGTTCGCAACCACTTAAAACCGCAGCATCTATAAATTTTTGCAATGAACTCCCTTCACCGAAAGTATTATTCATGCGTTTTTCAAAACCGGGATACCATTCAATCATTGCCTCCAATGCTTTATCTTTTGAAATTGGTTTAGACTTTGGTGTTGTAATTTTCATGATTCACCTTCTTTCGGACATAGAAAACCGCCACTTTAAAGACGTTTTAGTAATTAACCCCTAAGCACAATATGCCACATATCCAAAGAACCAAAGTTTTGTACATTTACTTCAATGATACGTTTGGCGGTCGGATGCAAATTCAAAAAATTATTTTCTTGTATCGTTATTCGATTACTGGCATTAGGAGAAGCCCACGAAAATTCATGTAAACTAATGCCAGCAATTAAAATAGGCAAATTCTTTGGGTCAACAGTCCAATAAACATCAGGAGCATCGTTGGGTAATGCATTCCATTCTTCCGGTGTTAAATAGGTTCTTCCTGTTACTTCGGCACTATATGGGATAAATATTGTCGCATTATTTATTGTTTGTTGTCCCGTTCTAATAAAATTACTTATACTATCAGAATCCCAAAAACAACCTTGTAATACCGCAGTAACATTTGTTTGATTTCCGGTTAGATTATCTGTCCGTCTCGGAAATATTGTTACCGGTCCTGTTACTTCCGGAGGAAACTGTATGTTTTTCTTCTGCCGCCTTTCAGCGAATTGCTTTAAATATGATGTAGACATAAATCCCCCTTTTTTCAAAACAAAATATTATAGCAAATTGATAAGACAATTAAAAATTAAATTGTTTTTCATTTCTGATTTATTACAATCCGAATAAAATTAACAGCGGCAATTATTGGGTTTGGTATATTCAGTTTATTAAATACCCAAAACATTAACTTGGTAAAGATAAAATAGACACATATCATAATATATAATGCCCATAAAATATAAAGAAAGGTTTCCATACATTTATTCTCCATTCAGATAATCGGCGACATCATGTAAATCAGTGAAATATTTACCGCCGTTCCGTTCAACCATTCTACCAACCTGATTCAATGATTTCCATTGATCATGTTCCCATGTTGATTTATCCCATTCATATGTCAGCAGGCAGAATATTGTTTTATCAGGTCGCTTGTTGCTATCGTCAACAACTTCCGCTATGCTGTATACTCCTGTCATTTTTGGAGTAATAACATACAGACAATAATCGCATAATTCACGCTGTTTTATTTCTTCTGCCATGCATTCGGAAGTCCAGTCAGGCACAACGGGATTAAAATAGTCAATTTTTAATAACTTGATTAAATATTCTCTCCATGTGCTTTCGTTGCATGTGCCGCCCAAAAATACTTTCATTTTGTAACTCCTTTCCAAACAAATAAATTGTGCAACTCGCTGCCTGCCAAATACCGCTTAATTATCCCATTTACACGAACATTAAAATCGGCTTTGTCTTGCTTGATATTAACTGCACCTTTGCTATATGCCCCTACTGATTGGGAGGGTTCCATGCTCATAAATTCTTTTTCAGATTCCACATAGAATGCCTCCGCAACCTCACAGGTGCAAAGCTTCAAAACTTCTGGGACTTTATTGAATTCAATCCTTCGCCAGTTTATATAATCAGAAGCAGTGCGAGACCAAAATAAAAATTCTTCAAGCGGTATAATTTCTGTTCTACCAAGAAGATATTCATTTTTGTAAAAGTCTGTATCGGCAAAAAACATACTATTATACCGCCTTTCCTAATTTGGGTTTTAAATTGATGTATCCAATTCATGTATCCGGGCATCTCTGTCTCCGACCATTTGCTCCAATCTTGCGATTTCTTCATCTTTTTCTTTTGTAATCTTTTTAATCTCTGCGTCCTTTGACTTTATTTGCTTAGATAATTCGGAAATTTTCGATTCAAGGACGCCAACAGAATCATCTGTTCTTTTTTTTGATTTGATTTCCTCGAACTTTCCCGTACTTGCTAATTTATACATCCGGCTCCCCCTTATCTTCCAATTCCTGTCATTATAGAATGATGCCATTCCGCGCCATAATCAAAGCCAATTTCGCCATACAGCTGGCCTCTTTCACTTGCCCCGGTTTTTGCTAAAGGCTCATAAAACAAAACGCCAAGGTTTTCACCCCTGTCGTTAATTGTTGGCTTTTCTGCGATTGCCAGTAAGCTAACATTGATAAATGAAATACAAGCAGTAGGTATCATGGTATCCCAAAAGATATTGATATCTCCATAGTTGGTGAGGATTGTCGAATATGCTACACCGCCCTCTGTTCTCGAAGATGGAAGAGCAGAGCCCGGTATCTGAATATATGTATCTGTTATAATATCCATCATATCGGGATTAACCCAGATTTCAATTCCTTCGGGCGAAAATCCGTTTTTAATTGAATTCATAAGTACATCATTCACCACATTTTTGCTTAAATATGCTCCCCCTATATCAAAACGATTGGTCTGCAACGCTTCCATTAATCCTCTGGATTTAGGAGCCACCGTTGTGCTGCCTGGTATATACTGATATGTACCATTGATTGTAGTCCAGTTTAAATCCTTTCGCATTTCATCGACTACTACACCAACCTGAAAGTCTAATTCATTCGGTGTATTATTAGCGGCTCCTGCTACATTAACTCCGCCCAATGCGTTAAAATTGGACTGCTTCATATAAGAGACTGCAACGGATTCATGATAAATCTGAATTACATTAGACTCCTGATCTCTTTCTGTTGTTTTGGGATCAGGTGCAGTCAGGGATTGTTCTTCACTTATTTCCGGCTGCTTAGGGTCTCTTGTTTTATACCCACCTGCCAAAATAAATTCAACAGAATTAGTAGTTCTTCTACCACCTTCTCTGCCTCTGGCGTATATAGCATCAATAAATTTTGTGGCTTTGTCTGTTCTTGCGTGTAACATTCCCGAATAGTTAATTGTATCTGTTAAAGTTGTTCCTGTTGGCATTTAATTCACTCCTATTCTAATTCAATATTTTTTCTTTTTGCTTCTCTGATTAATCGTGACATTTCAGCCGATTTCCCCTGTTTGGCAGCCTGTTTATAACTTTCTCTTAAGGCTTCTTCTTCTGTTTTGGAAACCGGTTTTGTACCTGCTCCACCGGCCATTTCAGGCAGCTTAGCAATTGGTGGCTTTTCTTTAAGTACAGTCTCAACCGCTTCATCAAACGATACAGTTTCAGAAATCTTTTGATTTGCCAGGTATGTGACATAATCTGTATCCACACTAGACAAATCCAAGGCTTTATCTTTGCCATACAGTTTGTTAAGGGTAGCAGTTACAGTCTCTTTCTGCTCCAATGCGGCGAGTTTAGCGAGACGCTTGGCAATTTCTTCATCATTCTTTTTATGCTCCTCTAATTCGCCCTGAAGCTTCTCAATAAGGGGCTTATCTGCTTCTTCTTTCTGTTGTCGTTCTCGCTCGGCTTTCAAAAGAGATTGAACTTGCTCAAATTCATCATCATCCTTCACGCCCAATTTGGCATAAAGAGCTTTCTTTTCTTTGATTGCTGTTCGCTTGAAAAGTTCATTATCTTCTTCCTGTGTTCGTAAAATTGTTTTCTGTTTTTGTTCGGTTTCTTTTGTATCCTCCGATTCGGATTGTTCGGTAGTTTGTGAAGTTTGTTCCTCACCAGTTTCCGATTGACTGTTTTCAGTTGCGGAATCATCTTTCTCCGCAAAAAACTGTAAGTTAATTGGTAATAATTTTTTGTGTTTCATAATGTTTTCCTTTCATTCGGTTATTTAAAGTCCGATAACTTTTGTTCCGTTTCTGAAACGGATAAATTTATATAATAAAAAAGAGCCGAAAATACAGTAATAACTGCATATTCCGGCTCAATTGGCTCACATAGAATATTTTATTATCATTATAATTGCTATTATTAAATACAAAAGTATTATAAAGCCATATATCCACATGGGGGATAATACCCAAAACCACGACCATGTAATTATATCAGTTAATTTAAAGGCAATAAATAGTATTTGAAGCACTACCCCTATACCTACGCCTGTATTTCTATTGTTATTTTACTGATTCATCAATTCCTCCTCCTATTATTATTTCAATTTCTTTCCGACATTTCTTGCATTTATCATAAACCCCAATGCAGACTGCGTTATCATCTTTCTTTAACAATTTCTGTCCGCAATTAGGGCATAGATACCATTGCTTATCGTTATCCATAAATACACAACTCCTATAATCTGGCTTCTAATGCATCAATTCTTGACATTAATGCAATGTTAATTTCTTCAATTCTGTATCCTGCCGTTGCTGCTTTGATTGCCGCATTATCAGCCACAGATCGCGCATTAGTTGCTTCTGTCTGTATTGCCTCGACATTTATGGAAAGCACATCCATCTTTTCTTGTAGGGCAGATACTTTTGATTCATTCGAAAAAGCTGTATCTATTCCATTATCTATCTGCTTTCCGGTATGCCTTGAATTATATTCAGCCATCTTATCACCTCACTAAAAATTGATTTTCTTCAACAAAAAACCGCTCATTATCGGCGGTTTTTAATTCTTTATATTCGATTAGATTTTTATCAAGTTGCTGTTTTATAGCAACCCATTGGCGCCTGAGGTTCAATCTGGCAGAAGATGAAAGTGTGGGTTTTGGCATAATTATTTATTACCTCCTAAAATCATATTCGGGAAAGTCCATCAACATATACTCTTTCCCATTGTGGCTGTAATGACATGGCTTCACTAAATTTTTTATATTCAGCTCTTTGTGCCTTATATTTTGATTTTGTCTCTGTGTATGCGTCCATGTTTCCACCAGATTTATACCCAACTGCCAGAGCGCGTGTTTTTCTCATAATACGCTCCATACGGCGTTGCTCTTGGGTTGCTTTATACCTTGTATATTCATTTACCACTTTATTTCCCTTTCTGTCTGTAGTTTCCCATTCGGTTATTTCCTTGTCTTTTTCTTGCTGCTCAGCAATCTCTTCGTCCGAATAGTTGGGATCCATTAATCTTGGCAGGAAACCAGAAAAATTATGCCGACAGTTCCATCCCCCTATTCCGTCTCCGGTTCCATAGCCGGTATATTTTATAAAATCTGGATAGTCTTTGTCTTTTTCTGTGGTTTCTCTTTCAAGAGTGGTTAAGTTTACTCCATTCTTTGCAAATATCTTTCCTTGCCAAGCTGAATGGTCTTTTATATCTCCCCAGCCATTTCCCGTTCTTGCACCATCATGCATACTTACTTGTATGTGTTCTGCATTTATTTCATTAATGGTTCTTATAGCAACCTGATTTGCTAATTGTCCGACACCAGTAAGGACTGCCCGGCGTGTGGCTACTTCAACTCGATCAGTGTGACCGCTTTCGTAATCAACAACCCTTATCCCACTTTCAACCAAACTTTTTACGGCTCTTTTAATAGCATCGTCATAATTGGAGGTACCAGAGGTAACTTGGAATGTCACTTCATCCAATTTATTGACAAATGTATCTCTTGCATTGCGGAATCTTCCATCAGAATCCCTAAATCCAATTGTTTGCGTTAGATTTGTGAATTCGCTTTGAGTCTGATCTGAAATGGACTTTGTTAACTGCTGTAAAAAGTCATTGTCTTTATATTCAACAAATTCTACACCCTTTGCTTCATATAATGCTTTATCGTAGACATAGGCTGATTCAGCCGCCTGTTTGAATATCTCATCTATTTCAATCAGAGACAGTTTTGTCATATCTGAAAGAATAGTCCTAAATTCTCTGTCAATTGTCCGGATAGTAGATAATCTTTGTATTTCATAATCTACGGAACCAGATATCTCATGCATAGATTTGATTTTCCTTGCAATCTCCTGGATCAATCTATTTTCTGCACTATTAATTATGCGAGATACCGGCTGCGGAGCTTCATCGTAAAAATTTGAATCAAGCATTATATTCCTCTCCGCGACAATGTATTAACTTTATTCATGAGATTGAATATCAAATAACGCATTGCCATTGTCCTGCAAAACCTGATATATACCCTTTGCAATAGTGTCAACAATAGTTTCTTCATCAGATTTCGCAATATTAACATTGGAATGTTCAGCAATTCCGTGTACAATCTCATGCCAAAGAGTAAGACATTTCTTTTGATGGTCTTGATTATCGGAATTTAATTCAATAATAGATTTCTGAAAATCAATATATCCATAACATACATCAGTTCCATTATTAAGCCCACTTTTTTCTATAATGGTATAATCAACGCCGCCAATTCTGATAGACTCAGGTAATTTCATTTATTCTCCTTATAAAACGCCCATCCGGGCGCAGGGTTATTCGACTATCTTATATTCGTATTCACCATTCATCCAGCATTCGTCCCAATCAATGGTGGGTTGTAGAGCGCTAGACAATTTTACCGCCTTGTCTTTTACATCCGAAAAGTCCATGTTGTTTTTAGCCCAGTCTGCAAACTCAAAATCTCCGGTATCAAACCAATGCATCATAGCGTCAAATTCTTCTTGATAGGTTGTATCGGAGTCTATCTTTGCATAATATTTCGCTCTGTTGTCGGCTATCGTCTCAGCAGGAACACCCCACTTACTTCCATCGTCAACAGTGATAACATAATACTTCATAATCCAATTTCCTCCATATTTTATTAAGCACATAACTCCGCGCCGCGAGATTAGATTTTCTTTATTCAAATTCTGTAACTTCTGGCAGACCTGCTTTCGCTTCTTTAATCATTTCAGGAGTGATTTTTGAGAAGAAATCTGAATTTTCAATAACAAACGCTCTGATCTCTGCTTTATCAATAATATCACTGCCTTTTAATGCTATAAGCCATTTTAGCTCCTCATAATATTCAGCGCGCTTTTCTTCTGTCGTTTTTAATATGCTATCATCCCAGAAGAAAGATATATCATATTCCCCAAAAGGTGCGAGATTATAACGTGTAGCAATGTCGTCCATGACAACTACAAGGGTTTCTAATGATGATTGCGCTGCTCTCTGTATATCTGATACCGTTTGATAAAATCGCTGTTTGGAATTCTTTATTTCCGTGGCTGTTTTATCTGTATCCTGGGGATTTGATAATATTCCATAAGCAAGCCCCAAGACAAATTCTATTCTCCGTAAAAACTCATTTAATCCATTGAAAATAGATACATCGCGAAATTCGGGGTTATACTCAGTTATTCCGATTTCACCCGGAACTGTTGATCCTTCCCATGCGCGAAATAGCCGGTTGCGTCCTTGCGGTATTATAAAATTACCATTGCTGTCTTTTTTCATCAGATCGGAGCCTACATCAATAGCTAATTCTCCGCCCTCGAATTCCCAGATAGCCCTACCAAATTGCTTATCGCCTTCTCTTATTAAATCAATGCCCCGGGAAAATAACGCCTCACCTCTGCCAGGCATCTGTAATACAGCGAACCATGGATGTTCTACATCTGGCCATTGTACATACTCTGGAAGTTCCTTCCACTCGTCAGGTCCCTCTGCAAAGGATATTTGCTTGCCTAAGGCATTCATATTTTCACTTTTCCAGATTGAATATTCAATTCGGTATGTGTTATTTTCAAATGTGCATTTTTCTAACAGAGTGTAATAATATGTCTTCTGGTCAATGTTTTCTGTGAGTGTATCGGCAAATATAACGCTAACGAGTTCGCCCAGCTCGTTATATTTCAAGGGATAAAAGCAATTATTTTCTGATACTGTTACCATTATCTCACCGTATCTGACAAAAGGCTTTAAAATAACAACACTTCCTGCACAGCATTTTTCTATAGTTTCCCTTAAGTCGCCGATCACTCGCTTGTATTGATAATCCAAGAATTTTGATCTTGGATTATCCCCTGTTACTTCACTTTCAAGCTTCACGGTTACCGCTATTGCCGTTTCAGAACATGCACCGGCAGCAATATGTAAACTTGGAACGCCATTTTCTGGATCCGTATTCCATATAGCCTCACCATTATATAACTGCCGCCATAATTCATATTTTCGTTGCTGTTCTGGGGTAATGGCTATTTTTAAATTTAATGCGGCCTCTATATCCTTTTTTGAAAACAATCCTCGCCACCACTTTCTAATTGCGGAAATAAATCCCAT